TCAAAAGTATATTGCCTTCTACCGCATCCCGTAATTCCGGAATGTCTTAATACGTTTATAAAAATCTTAACCCTACTACCCGCAGGAATCTCCATCGGTCTTCTTTGAGCGGGATACGCAGGGTCAGGCTCATTGACATTGTAAAAAAGAACAGGCCCATCCTGTCCGCTATCTACCACATCATCGTGAAGACCTAAGTCAACTGTATTGTTTTGTCTGAAAGCAAGGTCTATGTTGTTAGGCTTGACTTCCATATACAGTCCCGCAGGTTCATTGCCACCCAAAAATCCTGAAGATTGAGCCTGTTTGTCCAACACGGTTATGTGCTTACAAGAACCGGCAGGGCCTGAGTTGTCTTTCTTTACTATGTATCTATCTCCAACCTCAACCTTACTAATGTTCTCTCCCTCTAACAGAATGTATCCATTGCCCGACTCTTCGTCTACAAAGTATACGTTAGAGTAAATAGTTTCATAGGTATCCTTGCTTGCCCTCGCCACAAACTTGTACTTCGATGCCCAATAAGGTGGCTTCTGAGATGGAGGGATTTCAATCTTAGCCCTGTTTACAAGAGGAGAGTTTTCACAGGGAACGTGAATGGTGTTTGCTTCGCTTACAAGAGTCGTCGAAGACCTGCCATACTCATCCATGTACACGATACCAAACTCATAGTCTCTATTACTATGAAGGCTTTTTGAACCTGACGCACCAACAAAAGTTGCTGAAGCACTTACAATTTCAAAGTATTCATAAACCCCATTCGTTCCTTTTGTAACCCAATTCGCACAAGGAATTTGAATAGCAACAGAATCTGCATTGGGAAGCGTTACATTAAAAGGATTTATTACAATAGCTGTATTTGGGTTTACTCCCGAAGATGCGTCAACACCTGTTGCATTAAGGTCTAGAGCAGCAGGAGTACCCGGGCCAACAACATTCCCACTTAAAGAAGTAGGTAGCTGACAATTGAAGTTGTCATTTAAGGTAGCGCCATCACAAGACGTAGACAGCGGCTGTATGTTAGCCAAAGTTCCAATCGCATCAATAAAAGATTGAAGCGAGAAAACCTGAGACATACTCTGAAATCCTTGCGCTTGAGGCGGAAGAGAGTAATCAAAGTTTATTTGAAATTCAGGAGTTATCTGATTGACAGAATAAAAAGAACCATTGTTATCAAACTGCTGACCATTAGCCACATCCTTATGCCTAATGTTCATGCTGATTTCTATCCTAGCCTGTGGCTGAATTTGCGCGGCAGTAATTCCTGAAAAGTCAAATATCCCTACGCTCCTTTGTATGGTCCTCTGAGTTAAAGGGTTAAAGGTGTAAAAACCTGAATCAAAAGTTTCGGGAATATCTACAATGTCAGCTTCTGAAGAATCCAACTCAACAGAGTAGTTGAGATTGACAGCTCTTCCGTCTGAATCCGTCAGGTCATATCCCTCAACATAGTTTCCATACATAAGCCTATTGCCCATTAATGTTTGGGCTTTAGCTTTTATAGGGACATTGTCGTACAGCCTAAGAATTTCAGACTCAGGAAGTATCGTAAATATCTTACTCTTGTCGTATGTAAATACCCTGTCATCATTGTCAGGGATGCCATCCACCTCCTTATCAATCTTCTTGATAACCTTAATCACACCATCCGACGCATCCTTGTACAGCAGGTCAATTCCCTTTACAAGTTCATTTCCTGTGTTGAATCCTATCTCAGCAGCATTGAAGTTATTGGTCATGCCTTCATTCAGAAAGCTGTCAATGCTAAAGTCAAAAGGGTCTGTTACAAAAGCAGGAGCAGTAAATGGAGACGTAGCAGAATACTTGTCGTCATCGTACTTATACCTATAAGCAAAGCAAGCAAAGCGCTCATCAATAAAGTTTACGCTCTGCTGAACCTTAATAAGATTTACTGTTGGAGGAGCCAAAGGTGGCTTCCTAATCACCCTAATCCTCTCTTCCAAGATGCTGTCATCCACATAAGGAGCGGCTGAAGGAAGAGGATACTGTCTGTTGACGTTTATGTATCTCGGTTGATTCAGATTGTCTGTAAAAAACAACAGCCCATCAATAAGATTTACACCAACGACAAGACTCTCCTTGCTAAAGTTTAAGGTACTCTGAGCAGTGTTACTTGGATTTGTACAACTAACTACATGATACCTGACAAGCTGAGTGGTAGTGTTGTATGAAACAATCATGTCACACCTGTTGCTTGTTGAAGCTGTAAAGTTAGGGTCATGCACAAACCAATACATTGTTTCGTTTGCAGAGTCAGCGTATGCTCCAATGCAAACTGCTTGGCTTGAAAGTGAAGAACCGTCAACAGGATTTACAAGAGTGGTAAGCTTTTTATTCCCCTTGGTATTTTCAATAACACCAATCTCAGATTCTTCAGTAGAACCCATCCGCACATTTAGTGCATCTATATACTCACCATTTGGTATCAGGCGTTCATCAACGGATTTATTCATCCGTCCCCTGACAAAGTTCCTCGAAAGGTTTGCCATTATTTAAGCCATTTGTCCCGACCCCTCATATTCATAAGGAGTTTGCCGGGGTCTATATTGCTCAGCCTGAGCTTTGCATTTCTAAACAAAGCCTGCTTTTCTTTTCTTGCTCTTGCAACAATATACTCTTGAACACCAAGCTTAGCGTTCAAAAGCTCATACATAATGTAAGCGTATAGATACTTTTCAAAAAGCTTGTTGACGCTCATGTTTGCTTCATTTCCACCTTCCATACCATCAGAGATGTACTCAAGAATAACCTTCTGACCTTTTATGTCTGAGCCAAAGTTGATTACCCCGGCAGTTCTATCAATCTCAAAAGTAGGATTGCGGTTAGCAGTCTCTGTATTCAGGCCCGACCTTTTTCCGTAGTTGTATGTGAAGTACCAATAGCCGTCAATACACCAACCCTCCTCGCCATCAAACGGGCTTCCGGGGTTGAGGTAGATACTTTTCTTTGTTCCGGCTAATCTATCCGTATCAATCTGAGAAGTTTCTCGGACAGCGTTTCCCTCTGAGTCAAATAGTATTGTACCATCAGCGCTTTGGTCAAACGCTATTGAAGATTGAATCTGAATGTTTTCTGTCAAAGGATAAAGCGCACCTCCATAATACATATTGACACGAACCCAATTGACAAAATCATGGGGAAGAATAAATCGAAGATTATCTTCTACATTTAATTCAAGTACCTTGAGATTTTTGAACGCATCGTAGTTCAACTCTTGAATAGCTCTCTTTGCGTGAAAGATTATCTTAAACCTTTCTTCATTGTTTACAAGACTATGATTCCCTGAGTACATCAACATAAAGTTGTTGACGATGTCTTCCAATGAAACGTATTGATACGAACCCCAATTAGAGTCACTTGAATAATATGCCTCTTCTGTTATGTATGCCATTATCGTTCATTTGCATTTTGAGCCTGCTCTTGAGCCTGCCCAAATTGAGTAACCTGAATCTCACGAATAGACATTCCGGAATACTGAAGAATCTTTTGAACCAAAGAATACTCATCATCAGCAGACAATTCAAAATCTTGAAAGTCAGGTTGAGTTGAATCAAACACAGGCTCTCCTCCTGTAAGAGTTACATACGTCCACTTTGGTTCTTTTGGATAACGTATGTATTGCGCAAACACTTGACCGTAATTTTTAATTGAATCAGGTAGTGCCGTAAGAAAAGACCCCTCTTCTGTGTGGGCAGGAAAAATCAAGCTAGGCTTAGTATTCATCCCCATATTCAAAGTAGTAACCTTGTCATGGGTAAGCCTATCTGAAACCTTTACACTATCTGCATCATAAATTCTATACAATTCTGTTTCTTCTTCAGAAGACAAATCGTCACTCATTAGGAGATTTGTTGAATCTAATACATTAGTCACATAAGCAAACGTCTCATCAACTGTGTTCACAACAACATCTCCAACAGAAACTCCTGCAACTGTAAAGTTTGCAGACTCATCATTTAATTTATTTACTACGCCATCCTTTCTGCCCTCTCCACTCACAAGCAAAGATGTGTAAACAAGAACCTTATTAATAAGGTAATACTCATCTCCTGTGCTTGTTTCGCTTGGCAAGTAAAAAGTGTTGTTGTATGCGGGTACAGATGCTACAGTTTTCTTTAAAGCCTTTGTAACTGAAAAGGTATCAATGACTTCAGCAAGTCCCCTTGCAATGTTTGCATAGTCAGTACCCGACTGACGAGCATTCT